GTGTTGACGGAGTGCCTGCACGGGCGCGTCAGGGATGCACCCCAAGAGTACTTCTTCGTGCTTCGCACTCAGGGCGCCGCACGCTACGGGTGCGGTGGTCGGAGGTGCCTGCACGGGCGGACAGGGTCGTTAAGCCCCTACGGTGATGGTGCGCAGGTGGACGAGGTGCCTGCACACACCTCATCCGCCCCTTCGGGGCACCTTCTCCTCAAGGAGAAGGCTTTGGGGCGTATGTGAATTGGAAATAAGGAGTGATGGGATGATCTTTGACAAGATATTCAGAAAATCTGCGAAGGAAAAACAGGCGCAGGTCGTGCCGCAGCCGACGATCTTAACCTTGGATTCTCCTGCCGGTTGGCTGACGGGCAGCGATGAAAGCACGGTCGGCACCACTGCCGCTATGAAGATCTCTGCCGTTTACGGCGCTGTGCAGTATTTATGCGATTTTGTCGCATCACTGCCGGTATATGTCTACGAGCGGACAACGAGAAAGCACGTCGATGCACACCGGCTGACATACCTGCTGCGCATCAGACCGAACGAGGCACAGACACCGAGCGACCTAAAGCGCTACCTGACACGGTGCTTAGTGCTGCGTGGCAATGCCTATTCCTTCCTGCTGCGTGATATGTCAAGCGGTCACGTTGTGCAGCGCATTCCCTTGCATCCCGATCAGATGCAGGTATTTACATACGGTGGGGAGCTGCGCTATCTCTACACCGATCCTGACAGCGGTTTACAGTACCGTTTGAACAGTACGGATGTGACACATTACAAGCTTGACAGCCCCGACGGCATCGTCGGCGAAAGCGTGCTGAAATATGCCGCTCGAACGATCCGTCGTGCTGAGGCAGCAGACAAGTATGAAAGCGCGATCTATCAAAACAATTCCAAGCCCGGCGGCGTTTTGGAGACCGACACCGATCTGAGCGGTCCGTCCAAGGTAGTAGATCCCGGTGACGAGACGAAATTTCTTTCAAAAAAGGAAAACGTCAGGCGTGCATGGGAGCAGGCTCATCGCGGTGCAAATGCCCTGCGTGTGGCAGTGCTGGACAATGGGCTGAAGTACAGAGAAATTAAGCTTGATGCTTATGACGCCTCGTTTGTGTCCTCGAAAGAGGTCAGCATTGCGGACATTGCAAGATTTTTTATGGTGCCTCTACATGCTCTGATGGCAGGCAAGCAAAGCTACAGCTCAAATGAGCAAAATTCGCTGGAATTTGTCCAAGGTCGCGGCTTGGCAATGCTCAAGATGATCGAGGAGGAGGACAGCTACAAGCTTCTGCTTGACTCGGAGCTGCAAAAAGGTCTTTGGATCAAGCACAACTTAGACGGTCGCCTGCGTGGCGACACCGCATCTCGTGCCAACTTTTACCGCACGATGCGTGACATCGGTGCTTACTCCGTCAACGACATCATGCAGCTTGAGGACCGTGAGGACGTGCCCGGCGGTGATGTGCGCTTGGGTAGCCTGAATTATGTGCCGTTGGAGAGATTTGAGGATCTTTCCGTGGCAAGAAATACCGACAAGAGGGTGGAACAGTAAATGTATGTTGCGAAAAAAATGACCGTTGTGAAGGCAACGGACCCTGCCAAGGATCTTGCACAGATCAATGTGCTTGCAAGGCGTGAACTGACCGAAGCGGAGGTATACACCTTTGCAGTCCGGTTGTGTGACGATCAGCCGGATCGGGACTATGAGCGCTTCACGGCATCGGCGCTGCAGGAGCTTGCGAAGCTTTTTGTCGGCAAGCCCGGACTGTTTGACCACTTTTGGTCGGCGCACGAGCAGACAGCGAGGATCTACGCCTGCAGCGTGGAAAAGGACGGCAATGCGCTGTGTCTGATGGCTAAGGCGTATCTGCTCCGCACGCCTGAAAATGAAAGCGTGATCGCTGCCATTGACGGCGGCATCTTGAAGGAGGTGTCGATCGGCTGTGCGGTAAAACAGGTAACGTGCAGCATCTGCGGCGAGCCGTACGGTTCGTGCGATCACCGCAAGGGCAGAGAGTATAACGGCGAAATCTGTTATGCGGCGCTGTCGGAGGCGTGCGATGCGTATGAATTTTCGTTTGTGGCGGTGCCTGCGCAGCCAATGGCAGGGGTTGTGAAGGGTGCGCAAACACCTCATCCGTCGGCTGCGCCGACACCTTCCCCTCAAGGGGAAGGCTTGGGTAAGGGCGCTCCTGAGGAAGTGCCTGCACGGGCGGCAGGGTCGTTAAGCCCCTACGGTGATGGTGCGCAGGTGGACGAGGCGCCTGCAAAGGCTGCATCAGGAAAAATGTCAATTGAAGCGGTGGATCGGGCGAAGGCTCGGCTGCAGCTTGAAAAAATTAGATTTGGAGGAATTTAATCATGCACAGAAAGCTTTTGGAACTCAAAAACAAAAGAGACCTGCTGATCAAGGACGCAGAAAGCGCCATTGAGGCAGGCAACGGCGATGCCTATGACAAGGCAATGAAGGATGTCAATGATCTCAACGGCGAGATCGAGCGCATCAACAAGCTGCTCGACGAGAAGGACCGCTTCGCGGGTGCGTCTTCCAAGGCTCCGCAGATGACTGCTTTGGAAGATGACGGGGAAGCCGAGGATCACAGCAGAGCCAAGCAGCTTAAGGATCTGATCGGCAGCAAGAGCTACAAGACACAGTTCTTCAAGGCTCTGAGCGAAGGCATCAGCCCCAAGCGTTTTAACGCACAGTATCCCGATCTTTACAAGGCAATGACCCTCTCCGGCGGCGATCCTGTCGGCTCGGACGGCGGTTTCCTGGTGCCGCCTGACTTTGAGACCCGTGTCATCGAGCTTGCCAAGGAAATGGTCGATCTGTCCGCCTATGTCCACGTAGAAAGCGTGACCTCTCCCATCGGCTGGCGCAATGTCGAGACCTCGGCAGCGAGAACACGCATGAATGCTGTCGGCGAAGGCTCTAAGATCCCCTTGGGCGATACGCCGAAGTTCAAGCGCATTGACTTTAGCTGTAAAACTTATGCAGACAGAATCGCAGTTTCCGGCGAGCTGATGGAAAATGCAGACGGTTTGATGGAATATCTCGCCGCCTGGTTTGCCAAGAAGTACGTTGCGACCAAGAATGCCCTGATCCTTGAAAAGCTCTCTGCGCTCGAGTTCAAAGCCATCGAGGGCGCTGACGATGCCGAGAAGGTCAAGGCGATCAAGGCGGTATTTAACAAGAGCTTGCGCACTGCCGTCAGCAAGAAGGCAATCGTTTTGACCAATCAGAACGGTTATGACGAGCTCGACAATCTCAACGATCTCAACGGTCGTCCGTACCTCAAGCCCGACATCTCCGGTGATTTCGACCGCATCAAGGGTCGTCAGGTCGTTTATGGCGACAATGACATCATCGAGGATATTTCCGAGGGTGATGTGACCTATGCGCCGATGTATATCGGTGATCTTGCCTCTTTTGTCTCTCTGTTTGTGCGTAACGGTATGCGCATGGACGTGACAAATGTCGGAGGCGAGGCATGGGAAAACGGCGGCTACGAGATCCGTGTCATGTGCTCGATGGACTGCCAGCAGGTTGACGAGACCGCTGTGGTCAAGCGTGGCATGACTTATGCCGCATGATGGATCCTGAAATCCTGCTGAGACTGAAGGCGCATTGCAGAGTTGATTTTGATGACGATGATCTTCTGCTGGGGCTGCTGTATCAGGCTGCGGTTAGGTACTTAGAGCGTGCCGGAATTGCCGAAGCGGTCGAAGATGAAGAATATCTGCTCGCTGCCTTTTCCCTCGTACTCGAATGGTACGAGGCAGGCTCAACTGTCAATGTGACCATTGGCACAAGGCAGCTGATCAACCAGCTCAAGCTGGATGCCATCGGGGACGGCAGTCTGTGAGTAAAAATGCGCTGAAACGGTATGCATGCGAGCGAACAGTGGCATTTGGCAGGTGTATCGAAAATGCGTACGGTGCTTCGGTTTGCTCCACTGCGTGGTGCGGTACTTTCTTGTCTTGCCAAGAAAGTACCCAAAGAAGGCGCGCAGGGGAGGCGCTGACGAGTGCGCCTATCGTTTCTTAGCTATTTCATAAGCTGATTCTCGGCGCACAGCCGCCCTCCCCTGCACCTCTCCCGGCACGCTTCGCGTGATCGAAAGTGATGACAAGTCGGTTATTAATCCGTAAAGAGGACCCAATTATGAGAAGAAACCATATTGTTGAGCTGCAGAAGCTGGAGGGCAAGGAATGGAAGCCTGTCGGAAAGCTGCATGCAGGTGTGAACAAAGCCACCGGCAAGGAGTTTGTTGATGCAGGAGCTGTGCAATCTCAATTGCAGATGGTCTTTGATGTGCGTTACTGCGAGCTGATCAAGGACATACGGCTTAACACGCAATATTACCGCATCAAGTACGACGGCGGTATTTTCAAAATCGTCGATTATGACGATTACATGGAGCGCCACAGAAACGTGCGCCTGCTGGGGGTGAGCTATCGTGGCTGATCCGTTGCATCATCAAATTAGTGTTGCTCTCGGACAATACAGTCGGTCGGTTGCAGTACAGGTGGATCAAGCGGCGGCTCGGTCGATGGCAAGGTTTAAGAAACGCTCCATCGCTGATATGCCGGTTGGCAGGCGTTTGACGAAGCGAAAATCGGATATTGACAGGGAACATCTCTTTCAGAGCATTCGATCCAAAAAGACGGTTGACACGAATGCCGCTTCGGTTTTCATTTGGTATGTAGATAAGCCAAATTACCGGCTGACGCATTTGATCGAAAATCCACGCAAAGCGAGAAACGGCAGGATCATTCCGGGAAGATATATTCTGAGGAAAATTTTAGATGAGGAAGCGCCTCGCTATGAGGCAGAAATCAAGGAGATTGTTCGAGATGGTGGATAAAATTCTGACGGCGGCGCAGATCGAGCATGCGGAAACTGTATTTATCGAGCAGCCCGAGGGCGTTTTTGCTGTTTACGGCGACAGGATCACCGCTGACGGCTCGGATGAGCGGCTGCATTTTCTGCAGCATGATGTGGTCGTTGAGCTCTACGAGCCTGCACAATGGGTAGGGCGTGAGGAGCGTGAGCGTTTGATCTCCGCTCTGAATCAGGCATACAAGGACGGGCGCATCGAGGCTTGGGAGTGCGAGGTGCGCATTTGGCTGCAGGATGTGCAGCTGTTTATGACGACATTCAATTTTTCATACTATACGAGGAGGTAAATTATGAGGACAAAGGAAACCGCTTCCCTCGGCTCAGGGTACTGTTATCTGGTTGAGGTTGCAGCTGATACAAGCGTGCTTGCTGCCGATCTTGTCGCTTTGGCAACAGATGCCAACAAAATCGGCGAAACAAGCAAGGGGGCAACCCTCACCTACAGCGGCGATACGCACGAGGAGAGCGACGATCACGGTCTCGTGACGAGAGTCATCACGACGAAGGAGACGGTTGAGCTGGATCTCGGCGTGTTCACATGGGGTTTGGATACCCTGAAAAACCTTGCATCGACGGCTCGCATCGAGAAGGAGGGCGATTATGACGTCCTCAAGATCGGCGGTCTCGGCAAGGACAACGGCAAGCGCTATGTCGTAATCTTTAAGCAGGTCGATGCAGAGTTGGGCGATCTGTATGTTGCTATGATCGCAACGAATACCGCAGGCTTGGCGCTGGCGTTTGCACGTGACAACGTCACAAAGCTGCAGCCGAAGTTCCGTGCACTGCCTTGCGACAAGGAAGGCACGCTGGTCAAGATGTTCGAGGCATTGCCGACGGCTGCATAAGCAAAGCTCGAAGGGGTTTATATCGCTTTGGTGCCTGCACACACCTCATCCGCCCCTTCGGGGCACCTTCTCCTCAAGGAGAAGGCTTTGGGTGCGCAGGTGAAAATGCGCCGAAGGCATATCGTAAGCAGTAGCGTGGTGGTCGGCGGCATACGCACGGCGCATGATTCGGGCTGCCGGTCTTTGGCTGGCAGCCCTTTGTTATTTTTGGTGTCCAAGTTGGACACCAATGAGATTGCCACGACCGCAAGCGGTCTCGCAATGACATAACTGAGAGATTTTACCGTATGAAATGAGGGTTTTTTATGGATCAGACTGCTTTGATTTGGACTTTGACGTTGATGCTGGCGCTGATGTGCACAGTATTGACGGTTGATTTTATTTTGAGATGGCGGGCGGACAGGTGCCGCCGTGACCCTGTGGGTGCAGTGGACGGGGTGAGTGCACGGGCGGACAGGGTCGTCCGCCCCTACGTTGATGGTGAGCAGGTGGACGGAGTGCCTGCACGGGCGGCAGGGGCGTTAAGCCCCTACGGTGATGGTGCAACGGTGGATTGCGATCTGCTGGGCAGGGAAAAGCCGTGCTTTTCCGTCAAACTGCCACCGGATGGGAAGGTCTTGCACCTTTTGACACCGACAAAGGCGGTATCAGACCGCTTTCAAGAGATCGGGAAGCTCCTGCAGCAGCAGGAGGAAGGGCGTCTTGCAAGTGACGGTGTGGAGGCGCTTTACAAATTTACATCGTTCCTCGTCAGCAACAACCGCGAGAATTTTTTGCTTAACGTTGCCGATCTGAAGGCTCGCTGCAGTGCTGAGGACATCGGTGGTCTCTTGCAAGCCTATCTCGGCTGGCTGACGGAGCTTGTACTATCAAAAAACTGATGCTGCCGGACGTCCCGGAGGAGGACGACGGCATCCGGCGGTATTATCACGTTTCTCTCGGCGCTGTGCCGATGGTTGCCAAATTTGCAAATATGTCCGTGCCGCAGATGCAGGAGCTTGATTTTATCGACTATTTAATTTTGCGGCGTGATGCGTTTATCTCGGCGCTGTCAAGATCAAAGGAAGGGCTTGAGGCGCTGGAGGCGGCGTGGATGAAGGAACAGACCAAGGCTGACCGCGCCGCGCTCAGGAGGGTGATCCATGGTCGAAAGCGTTGACCGGTCGGTTTTTAATCCGTAAAGAGGAGCCATGGGCGGTAGTGCCTGCACACACCTCATCCGCCCCGTCGAGGCACCTTCTCCTCAAGGAGAAGGCTTTGGTGCGTAACGGGAATAAGGAGAAGGCTTCGGTACGTATGGAATTGGAAACAAGGAGGGTGGGCTATGGCCAATAGCCACATTAAGGGTATCACCGTGGAGATCGGCGGTGACACCACTGAATTATCAAAAGCGCTCAAGGGTGTTGACGGTAATGCCAAAAAGACAACCGATGAGCTAAAATCGGTCAATGCCGCTTTGAAGGTCGATCCGACGAATATTGTTGCGCTGACACAAAAGCAGGAGCTTTTGGCGCAATCGATCAACAACACCAAGAAAAAAATCGATATTTTGAAGCAAGCCGAGCGTGATGCGCAGAAGCAGCTCGAAAAGGGTGAGATCGGGCAAGAGCAATACCGTGCGTTGCAGCGTGAGGTCGTCTTTGCCGAAGCCAAGCTTAAAAAGCTTGAAAAGCAGTTGGATGACACAAAGAAGGCGGCACAGGGTGAGGGCGAAGCGGTCGAAAAGTCCGGCAAGGATGCCATGACCGCCGCCAAGGATCACGATAAGCTCGGAAAGTCTTTAGATGATCTGAAAGAGGACTATGACAAGGCAAAAACTGCTGCCAAGGATGCTGCCAAGGAATTTGGGGCAACTCTTGCCGCAGGTGCTGCTGCTGTCGGTGCGACGGCTGCAGTGGCAATGAATTATGAAGATGCCCTCTCGTCCATTCAAATCCAGACCGGAGCAAACGCGCAGGCAATGCAGTCCTACGAGCTTGCGATGAAGGCGGTCTTTGACTCGGGACTTGGTGAGGACTTAAACGACGTTGCAAACACGATGGCGGTCATTGCGCAGCAGACACACGAGACAGACCCCGAGAAGCTGCAACAAATGGCAGAAAATGCGCTGATCCTCAAGGAGAATTTCGGCTTTGAGACCGCTGAGCAGATGCGAGCGGTCAACATGCTGACAAGCCAATTCGGCATCTCGGCGGACCAGGCGTACAGCTTGATCGTGCAGGGCGCGCAGAAGGGATTGAACAAAAACGGCGATCTGCTGGACGTGATCAACGAATATTCCGTGCATTACAAAAGCTTGGGCTATGATGCAGACGGCTTCTTCAATTCCCTTGCCAACGGCGTTGCAACAGGCGTTTTTAGTGTGGACAAGCTCGGCGATGCGACGAAGGAATTCGGCATCAAAACAAAGGACGAAGCGGCAAGCACGACCGAAGCCTATGAAATTCTCGGATTAAACGCTGACGAGATGCGCAAAAAATTTGCCGCCGGCGGCGAGGAAGCCAAGCAGGCAGCGAAAACCGTCAATGATGCGCTGTTTTCCATGTCCGACGAGGTCAAGCAGAACACAGCAGGTGTTGCCCTCTACGGCACAATGTGGGAGGACATGGGCAAGGATGCCATCGCTGCCATCGGAGATGTCAACGGCGAAATTTCCGCCACGGTCGATGCCATGGAGCAGGTCAGAGCGGTCAAAATGGAATCGACCTCGACTAAATGGGCAGCCTTGGGAAGAACGGTGCAGACGGAGCTCTTGATCCCGATGGGGGAGAAGCTGCTGCCTGCGGCGATGGAGTTTTTCGATTTTTGCATCGAAAATTCGGAGGATTTGATCCCGATCGCAAAAGCGCTTGGAGTGACCATTGCATCAATTTTTGTGACGAATAAGGTGTCTAAATTCACATCTTCGATTTCAACATTGACAAAAACGTTCTCTAAGTTGAAAAATGCAACCGGAGGTCTTAGTGGCGCATTTGGAACCACGACCGCCGCCGGAATTGCCTTTGCCGCTACGCTTGGCCCGCTTATTGCAAAAACGGAAGCTGCAAGTGAAGCGTACCGTGAAAGCGTTGCGGCTTTGAAGACGGTTGCCGAAGAATATCATGGCGCCGCAGAGGCTGCCGAAGATTCTGCACGCAGACAGCAAGATGCGTACAATAACGTATCATTTGATTATAAAAAGTATGACGATCTTGTAGATGAGTTTTATACGTTAATTGATGTCAATGGCAAGGTTAAAGCCGGGTATGAAGACCGTGCTAATTACATCTCCGGCACGTTATCTGAAGCAACCGGCGTCGAAATCGAAATTATTGATGGCGTTGTCCAAAAGTATGATGAACTTTCCAATGCAATCAATGATGCACTAACTAAACGGAAGACATATGATCTTCTCGGTAATATGGAATCAGACTACCTTGCTTCAAAAGAAACTTTAGCAGGCGACAAAAGCGTTTTAGGCTCGCAGATGGCCTACGAAAATGCGCGTACTATCTACAACGAGCTTACACGCATTGCGAACGATTCGTCAATGAACTATGACGAAAAAAATGAAGCAATGAAGCAGTATGATATGGACTATGTGAAGTGGATAGAAGGTGGCGGCAAACAGTCCATCTTGTTCGGAATGCAGGAAGCGCAACGAGCGTATGAGTATAATCTCGCTGTCGTTGATCGATATGATGATCTCTATGCAGCGTACCTCTCACAGGATGCTGCAAAAATGCGCACTGCCTCGGAGAAAATTGCGAACCCACAATACTCGGCCGATGACTTTTCCTACGCAACCTTGCGAGAGATTCAGATAACTGCGGCAGAAACATATGAAAATCTGCTTGAATACAGCAAACAAGAAGGCACCTCCGTGACACAGACACAGCTTGATGAAGCCGCTGAAGCTTTGGAGTATGCTACGAAGCAAGCCCTAATCGCCTACGAAGCAGAGAACAAACCCGATTATACTGAGCTTGAGTACATCAGTCCTAAAAACCCAGCGCCCAGACACATCAGAGATATGGAATTTGCGGCGCAGGAGGCAGAAGCTTTGTTGCAAAAAAACAAGTCATATTCTTCCGAAAGTCCGGAAAATCCGCATCTGTCGGGTCTGGCACTGAATAAGCCGAGCAGTATTTGGCAGCGTTTTTCCGAGGTCACTGCAGATGCGCCGTTGCCTGCCGATCTCGGCATTGCCAACGATGAGACCGTCAAACAAAGCAACTCCATCCTGGGGCAGATCCTCAAGAGGGTCGAGGAGCTCGATCTCAAGATCGTCCTCGATGACGGCACCATCATCAGCAGAGCCGATCACACGATCGGCACAAGAGCAAACGACGAAAAGAGAGGTAGCTTAAAATGATGGACAGACGTGGCTTGATCGTAGGCAATTTTGACACCGCCAAGTATGGCTTTACCATGAGCAAGCTTTCACTTTCGACCCCACAAGCCTTTGAGGACTGGGTCGAGGTCGAGGGCATGGATGGCTGCTTGGATTTTTCTGAGGCTGCTGCCGGTTATCCTCTGTATCAGATTCGCCGCCTGGAGGCTGTTTTTGAGCTCTCAGAGGGGAATTTGGCAAGCAGGGAAATGATCATCACAGAATTTATCCGCTCTGTCCACGGCAAAAAATGCACCATCATACACCCCAATCACGGCGGAAAGCTCCTGAAAGGCAGGGTGCAGCTATCCAAGGATTTTAGCAATTTGGCACATGCGCAGGTGACATTGACGGCGGTCTGTCAGCCGTGGTTTCTTGAGCCGCATCGAGATTTTTTGGAGCTCCCGATCCTCGACCGATCGCACAATCGCATCACCTACACAAATACGGAATTCTTGGCAGAGCTCAGCTCTTGCGAAGGGGGCACGATCGGTGACACGGAGTCTGTGACGGTCAGCCTTGTGACGACTGCCGCCAGCATCCACACTTATGCTGTGTTCAGGGTTACGTTAGAGGCAAACGAGACGTATTATTTGTCGGGTCGGATGCTCAACAAAGGATATTGGAGAGCCTCCAACGCTCCGCAAATGCCCGACGCCTTCTCTCCGATCGTTCAAACAGGGCAGGATGGCTATCTGTACATTTTTGTTGTACGATTGCAATCCTACGCCCCTGTCAACCTGCTCGACATCGTGTGTGTGCCCTCCTATGAGGCGCAAATTTTGAAAAACGGAAGCTTTCCGACTCCGCTTTTATGCTCCAAAAATACGCCCATCAGCGTGCTTGTCAGCGTCAACGGTGTCTCCAAAATGCACCATACTTCCTCGCCGGAGCTGTACGCTCGCTCCGGAGATATCCCTGTGCTTGCTTTCCGTCACGACACATCGGATGAAGAAAGCTACGAGACCATTTCGTTCGAAAGAAGGTGGCTGGAATGATCCGAATTTATCACGAGTTACCGGGTGGTTATTCGCATATCCTCGTCGATCTGATGCGTGAGGGCTGCGAGGGTTGGGACGTTGAGTTGGTCACACAGGACAACGATTCCGGTCAGCTCTCGCTTACCATCGGCGAGGACAACCCCGAATTTGACGGCATCTGCACGATGCGCTCGGAGATCGTTGTTATGAGAGACGATCAAGAGCTTTGGCGCGGACGCGCCACAAAACAGCAGCTGCAAAAGCATTGGCAGAAAAAGCTCGTTTGCAAGGGCGTTTTGGACTATCTCTACGACGGCGTTTTGATGCCTCAGGTGCTTGAGGGCTCTGCCGAAAGTGTGCTGCAAACGATGATCGACCAATTTAACGCTCGCAACATCGCCATAAACAAGCTTTTTTCGCCTGGCACCGTTTCCGGGATCGGTCAGATCGTCTACGAGATTAAAAAGCCGACAAAGGCATTTAAGGTCTTTTCCGATTTGATCAAGGAATTCGGCGGCAGCCTCTTTGCCCGTCGAGACGGTGACGGGAATGTGATTGACTGGCTCGGCGAGGACAGGCTGTGCCGCTCGGTCTGCTCTCAAAAGGCTGTCTACGGACAAAACGTCAGCAAGCTCGATATCTCGCTTGCAGGTGACGAGATCGCCACCGTTTTATACGGCTTCGGCAAAAACGATCTGACGTTTGCGGAGATTAACGGCGGCAACGCCTTTGTTTGCAATGAGGAGGCGATCGAGCAATTCGGCTGGATCGAGGACTGTGTCACTTTTTCCGATGTCACCGATGCGCAGACTCTCATGGAGCGAACGCAGGCTGAGCTTGACAAGCGCCTACAGCAGGTAAGATCGATCGAGGCTAAGATTTTGGATCTGTCATTTATTGATCCGACAGCAGAGCCCTTTACAGCCGGTCATTTTGCACATTTGCGTTCGAGCGTGCATGACATTGACGAGATCATGCCTGTCAAAAAAATTACATGTCCGCTTTTTGCGCCATCGAAAACACAAGTGATCCTCGGTGCCTCTTTGGCATCTGCCAGCACGATCTTAAGGAGGAATTTATGAAATTTTTATTGACCCTAAAGGGCCAGGAGCTGACCGCAGAAAAAGTTGTACTTGCTGAGCATGCCGAAAAATCGGTCTTTTGCTCCATTGATGCAAACGACGATTGGGACGGTCTTGCAATTACCCTCATTTTCCGCAACATCAACGCTTTGGACATGATTGCAAGAAAGGTTATTGTCACCGATCGCTCCGCCGCCGAAGTGCCTGCTTCGTGCCTCAGAGACGGCTATCTGTTTATCAATGCCATCGGTGTTGCCGATGGCGGCGTGCGGCTAACGACGGCAGATATGCAGGTCGGACTGAAAGTCGATCCGATGTCTGCCTTGGATGCGCCTGCCGCAAATCCCGTCACGCCGGATGAGTACGATCAGCTTCTGGCGCTGGTCGGCGATCTGTCGAGCATCGGTGTTGCCGACACAACCTCGATTGCTGTCATTTTGCAGCTTATGGCAGCGCAGATCGGAGATATGTCCAAGTTGGACACCGATAATTTGGCCGATGCTATCGAGGCTTTGCCGCAGTATCGTCCGTGTGCGCCGGAGGATTACGAGTGCTACATATCGCACATTGTCAAGGATGGTTTTTATGCCATTTACGGCGAAAAAAATGCTGACGGTACCGATCATGAGCACGCGAAATGGCTTGACAGACCTGCTGAGGGTGGTTTTGTGTTGGTTGTGCTCAAGTACACGGGTAACTACGTTATGCAAATCGCTTTTTCGCAAAGAGGCGACCGTAGGGTATATTCGAGAATTGTGAACATCAACGATTACAGCTTGTATCTTGATCAGGATTGGACGGATCCGCTGGACGCCTTGCCGCAATATCGGGGTGCAACCGCGCCCGAGGACTACAATTACCGCATTGCAAACATCGTCAAAGACGGCTCCTATGCGATCTATGGTGAGAGTGCCTATCCGGACGGAGATTGGCAAGACCGTCCGGCTGCAGGTGGTTTTGTTTTGGATGTGAGACGTTATACTGCAAATTATAATATGCAGCTTGCCATCTCTCAGCGTGCCGGCGGCGAAATCTACAATCGTATCGTGTCGAGGATCGCGGATGAAACCGGCAACTACCCGATTCACCGTGATTGGGTCGGCGGTTCGAACAGCAAGCAGCCGGTGATTTTGGCGGTCGGTGACTCGATCTGCCGTGGGTATCGCAACGGGGAAAAGGGCTTTGTTGGGGAACTTGGCATGCCGTATATCAATTTGGGTGTTTCGGGCGCAACGTTGTCCACAAAGCAGGATAAGTACACGACGATCCCCGAGCAGCTGATCAATGCCGACATGGACGCTGACATTATCATCGCAAACGGCGGCGTTAACGACTATTGGAAGGATGCGCCGATGGGCTCGATCCCGTCTGCGCAGGCAGTATCAGCGGCATATTTTACCGAGGATGTGCTTGCAACGGCGCTCGGCGGTTTGGAACGACTACTGTTTGAAATGCACGAAAAATATCCGCTTGCAAGAAAGTTTTTCCTCCTGTCGCACAAAACGGCAGGTGTGAAAACAGGAAGCGCATGGACGGATTGGACGACCACGGCAAACGGGGAAGGCTACACGCAGACAGAGCTGTTTGAGTCAATTAAGGCGGTTTGCAAGGTCTACAACGTTGAGGTCATTGACGTTTTTGGCGAAAGCGAGATCGACACAAATGACAGTAAGTACCTGGCAAGCCTCCAGTGGAACGATTTGGGCAATGTTACAAAGGACGAGTTTTATGCCCAAACTGCCACAGATTGGGTCGATGGAGATGGCGTGCATCCGTTGGCGTACGGTTATCGTCTTGGTTATTTGCCGGTGATCCACAGGGCATTATTTGGGACTGCGCCGATCGTCAGCGCAGATGATGGGCTTTGCACCCTTACAGATCGCCCGAATCCGTCCGGCGAAAATTGGAGACAGTTGGAGACGGCGGCAGCGCTTGACGAGCCGTACTTAGGCGAGTGGGGCTGGAAATGCTCTGTCGCTGACGGTACGGAAGAATTATATCGTTGGATTTATCGATGCTTGTATGAGGGCTTTGATGTGCCCACTCGGTCGATCCAACTTGGCACGGCTGATCCGATCGTTTTTCAGGTCGATGCAGGCGCTTTTTCCGGTGTCAACGAGAAGACGGGCGAAACCGTTACGATTGCCGACACTCGTAAGCTCTGTATTCCCTTGTGCCAATTTGGCGAGGATTCCGAGGATGCTTTTTTTCACGTGATCGTTCGTGTTTTGCAGGACAGTCCGATACTTTGCCGCTCGTTTTGGCATCCTGTGTATCAGACGGGAGATGACGGCATGATCATGTCTGTGACTGCAGTCGTACCGGACGCAGACCGTACAGCGGAAATGCGGGAAATTTGCGAGGAAGAGGTTAAGCGGATCACGGACAAGGTGTTTGCGCTTTACGGCATCTCTCCCGGAGATGCTTTGACCGACAATCAGCGTGCGCAGGTCGCCAAGCTGATCCACGATTGCATCATTTTGCACGTGGATGCGGAAGCCTCCACCTTAAACGGCTTTTGGCTTGAGGGCATGATGGCGATTTTTGATGCGCGTTATCGTGGCCTTTGCGGAAGTTTCACGCAGGCATTTAACTATGTTGCAAGGCTGTATGGCATGGAGGCACTGTATCTGACCGGTATGGCATACATCAAGGATTTTAACGCAGACGGTGACAGAGACGACACGGGCGAAAAGGGCTCGCATGCTTGGGTCGCTTTGCGTTTGTCCGGGTATGATGAATATCCCTACGGTACATATCCTGCTGACAGTGCGCTATGGACCTCCATCGATGTCTATTGGGATGAGCCATGGCACGAAAGCAATGCAATCGGCGAGGAGCCGGAGCGTGAAGATGTCCTTTGGAAATACTTTATGGACTTGAGCAACATCAATATGGTTGATGCGCCGGTGGACGGCGAGGTTTGCCGTGTCATTGGCACAGATACCGGCTACGGTGCGTATCCGTTTGACGGAATACCGACATTAGACAAGCCTTACACAGGTGATGATTTGTACATTTGGAATGAGGAGGACGGATTATGAGTGTGAATGTACCCATTATGAGCGACAAGACCGGAAAACAGCTGGTCGAGGCGCAGAAGGCGGCGAATGTCACGAGCAGAGAAATCAGGCAGCTTGCAAGCGAAAACAACACAGCAATGCAAGCGCTGATGCAGGAGCAGAACGATACTCTAAAAAGCATCAACACGAATCTCGGCGGTATCCCCGGGGTGTTTGTGATACAGGCAACGGTGCAGCGTGACGATGCCGGAGCTTACAGCGGTGTTACGCTTGTTTCTGCGGTTGCTGACATTGAGGCAGCGATTGCAGCCGGGAAAGCAATCATCTTGCAGGCTTACGATGCAGTGGGCTCAAAATCTTATTTTGCTTCGTTAACCTTGTTCGAAAAGCCTAATTCGAACGTTACGAAAATGCAATTTGATAGTTTGACCAAAAACAGCCCTTACGGCAGACCCGGCGTTTATACGTTAGCCATATCAAATGGTGCTGTGGCTATGTTTATGATTTCCCCACAAGCACATGACGCACTGTATGTGTCTTGCAATATCACGATCGGCGGCACGACTTATAAAACGGTCGCTGAGGCACTGGCGGCGCTTGCGGCAATGCATAACGGCTAAGGAGTGGTGAAGCGTAATGGAATGGTCTGTAATTGCCGCCTTGTTGGGTGGTTCCTTCGGGGCGGCGTTGGTTGCGCTTGTGCAGTTTTTGATCAATCGTAATGATCGCAAAAAGGACAAGACCGATGCCGTGATCGCAAAGGTCGAGCAAATGCAAAAAGAGTTCGAGGAAGAACGAGCAAACAATGCGCGCATTCGAATACTGCGTTTCTCGGACGAAGTGAGGCACGGGGTGCGCCACAGTAAAGAGAGCTTTGATCAAGTGAACTTGGACATCGATGCATATCGTAGATATTGTGATTGCCATCCTGAATATAAGAACAACCGAGCTGTGATGGCGATTGCCAATATCGAACGGGTGTATTCTCAATGCCTGCGAGAGCAGGACTTCTTGGAGTGAACTATATAGGAGGTAAACAATGAAAGAACGTTTGAAATCTATCCCACTGTGGTCGGCGGTACTGGCGCTGATCTATCTGATTTGTGTTAACTGGTTTGGGGTCAGTATCCCGGCTTGGGCGGACATCTCGGCACAGATCATCGCGATCTTGACGATCGTATTCGGTGTCGCAAACAATCCAACGGATCACAAGAGTTTTTGAGGAGGACTGATTTATGGACTACATGAAGAAGGCGAAGGAACTCGTCCTCGATTATGCGAGGAAGCATCTCGATCCGGCGGACAATGTTAGCATTGATATGGATGGCGTGTTTGTAGTATGGTTCGGCAAGACGCTTCATCATGCAAAGACACTGCTTTCGACAACGCTACCGGACGGTATGTATTACGAAGTTACTTTTAACGGTGTCAAGAACGAAATCTATCTTGATGCGTACAAGAAATTTGAGAACGTATGCGTTTCTACAGAAGTTGGGGAGGAATAA